CGACGCTTAACTCGCGGTTCTATTTTTCAAAACACCCCCCTTACCTTTTTGAATTCGCACCCCCCGGGGGGTATATAATTTTTATGTGGGGGCGCCCTTTTTGACGATGGGGTTTTTAAAGTCCCCCACACCTTTATTTCATTGTGTTATATTCGGCACAACTTGGAGCCACAAACCGCCCATTACATGCCCACTGTTAACATTGAACCTACCACCACGCATCCCGTGCCATTTAGTACGGAGGACGAGGTGCCGACTACTTTTATCGAAGAAGTAGAGGTAGCGGGGGCTACGGCGGAATTACAGGTGGCGCTTGGCGCACCCTTGGAAGTCGATGAATCGACGGCAGAAAAAGAAAAAACTCTGCTAGAGCAAGCCATAGCCAAGAAAAAGGCGTCTGGCCTACAGTCCCCAAATACAGCCTTTGCAGCGGCGGCCTTCCTAAGAACATATGGTCAGCAACTTGCTATAGACGTAGCCACGGCCCGGGCGGCTATTACTAATAAACTGATGGAATTGGCTAACTGCGGAGACCCCAAGTTTGAACTAAAAGCCCTAGAACTCCTTGGTAAGCACAGCGACATAGGCTTATTTACCGAGCGCAGTGAGATCACAATTAACTATAAGAACCCCGAAGACCTTGAGAATGCGATTAAAGAACGGGTTAAGCGACTACTTAATGCAGATGTTGTTGATGTTACCCCTATTGGAGCAGACCTAGATGACGTACTTGGGGTGGCTGAAGTACCCGAAAGAGAAATCGGGCCGCTAGGCGATGAGTTAAAGGACGATGGGGAGGATAATGCAACCCTCACTACTTGAGTCCGTGTCCCTAAAGGACATCCCGAACATACTGCCCTTGCTTTCCTCAGCAGATCAAGAGCGGCTGTTGGCTGAACTGAAGAAACTGGAGGAGTTAAAGACCCAGAAAATCTGTCAGGAGCGCTTCATTAAGTTCGTGGAAGCGGCGTGGCCCTCATTCATAGCGGGTAGACACCATGCCAAGATGGCTGCGGCGTTCGAGCGGGTAGCCAAGGGGGAGTTAAAGAGGCTAATTATTAACATGCCACCCCGGCACACTAAGTCAGAGTTCGCGTCATACCTGCTTCCGGCTTGGTTCCTAGGCAAGTTCCCCCATAAAAAAGTCATTCAGACCAGCCATACGGCGGAGTTAGCCGTGGGCTTCGGACGGAAAGTGAGAAACCTCGTTGATCAAGAAATTTATACTCAGGTATTTCCGGGAGTTGGCCTACAAGCAGACTCTAAGGCTGCTGGCAGGTGGGCGACTACCAAGGGTGGAGACTATTTTGCTATCGGTGTGGGGGGTGCTGTTACGGGTAAAGGCGCGGATCTCCTCATTATTGACGACCCTCACTCGGAACAAGAAGCCGCCCTCGCAGAAATAAACCCCGACATCTACGATAAGACCTACGAGTGGTACACATCGGGTCCACGGCAGCGTCTCCAGCCGGGCGGAAGCATCGTAATAGTAATGACACGGTGGTCTAAGCGTGACTTAACGGGTCAAGTGCTCAAAAGTGCTGCCCAAAGGGGTGGTGAAGAGTGGGAAGTGATCGAGTTTCCGGCTATTTTGCCCTCTGGAGGCCCTCTGTGGCCTGAGTTTTGGTCCCTAACTGAGTTAGCAGCCCTGAAAGAGGAGTTACCTAACTCAAAATGGATGGCGCAGTACCAGCAAAACCCCACTTCCGAGACAAACGCCATAGTTAAGCGGGAATGGTGGCAGACTTGGGAGAAAGATGACCCTCCAACCTGTGAATTTACCCTGATGGCGTGGGATACGGCCTTCGAGAAAACTCAGCGTTCCGACTATTCCGCACTGACTACTTGGGGAGTCTTCTACCACCCAGATGGCACGGGGACAATGCAGGCAAACATCATACTTTTGAACGCTTTTCGGGAGCGTATGGAGTTCCCAAGGCTTAAGCAAGAGGCCATTGACCAATATAAAGAGTGGGATCCAGACTCAGTAATCATAGAGAAAAAGGCTTCCGGGGCACCCCTCATATATGAGATGCGGGCGATGGGTATACCAGTCCAAGAGTTCACGCCTACCAAAGGTAACGACAAGATTAGCCGTTTAAATGCTGTATCAGACTTATTTGCCTCTGGTAGAGTGTGGGCACCGAACACCCACTGGGCTGAAGAAGTTATAGACGAGGTTGCAAGTTTCCCAGCGGGCGAGCATGATGACTATGTTGACTCTGTGTCCCTTGCGTTGATGAGATTCCGCAAGGGTGGGTATTTACGTACATTACTGGATGAAGAAGATGAATTACCTTCATTCCGGCGCAAGTTTGAGGGCTATTACTAAGGACAAAATATGGCAATTGCTAAAGCACTAGGGCAAGCCCCGATGGGATTAAATCTCGAAGAGATGATGGATGAGCCTGCTCTTGAAATAGAGATTGAGGATCCCGAGGCTGTGCGTATTGGGATTGATGGGAAGACTATATTAGAGATTGAAGAGGTAGAGGATGAGGACGACTTCAATGCCAACCTTGCTGAAGAGATGGACGAGGGGGAGTTAACAGAGTTATGTGGTGATTTGATCGGCGAATTTGAAGAAGACTTATCCAGCCGCAAAGACTGGATGCAGACATACGTAGATGGCCTAGAGTTGCTGGGCATGAAGATTGAAGACCGCACCGAGCCTTGGCCCGGGGCTTGTGGTGTCTACCACCCACTATTAAGTGAAGCGTTGGTTAAGTTCCAAGCCGAGACGATCATGGAGACCTTCCCATCAGCGGGGCCGGTCAAGACTCAGATCATTGGTAAAGAAACACCAGAGAAAAAAGAAGCCGCTATTCGTGTCAAAGATGACATGAACTATCAGTTAACCGAAGTGATGGTCGAATACCGGCCTGAGCACGAGCGGATGTTGTGGGGCTTAGGTCTTTCGGGTAATGCGTTTAAGAAAGTCTATTACGATCCATCTCTAGAGCGGCAGGTATCTCTGTTCGTCCCATCTGAAGATGTAGTGGTTCCGTATGGAGCATCGAACATCCAGACTTCTGAGCGTGTAACTCACGTGATGCGTAAGACAGAGAATGAATTACGCAAATTACAAGTAGCAGGATTTTATAGGGATGTAGAACTTGGTGATCCAGTTGATTCATTCGACGAGGTGGAAAAGAAGATTGCTGAGAAGATGGGCTTTCGTGCCTCATCTGATGACCGGTACAAGATCCTTGAGATGCACGTTGACATCGACCTCCCGGGATACGAGGACAAAGATGAAGACGGAGAGCCGACGGGCATTGCTCTGCCTTACGTTGTTACTGTCGAAAAAGGCACCCAGAACATCCTAGCCATTCGTCGGAATTGGAACCCAGATGATGATACTAAGCAAAAACGCAATCATTTTGTCCATTATTCATACATCCCGGGATTTGGCTTCTATGCTTTTGGTCTTATCCATCTCATTGGCGCTTTTGCCAAGTCTGGCACTTCTATTATTCGCCAACTTGTTGACGCAGGTACTCTCTCGAATCTCCCCGGAGGATTCAAAACTAAAGGTCTTCGGGTTAAGGGAGATGACACGCCAATCGCTCCGGCGGAATTCCGAGATGTAGATGTAGCCTCCGGCACAATTAAAGATAACATCATGACGCTCCCATATAAGGAGCCGTCGCAGGTGTTGTACAGTTTACTGGGCACCATAGTTGAAGAAGGTCGTAGATTTGCTAGTGCAGCGGATCTGAAGGTATCCGACATGAGTGCTCAGTCCCCTGTTGGGACTACGTTGGCTATATTAGAGCGGACGTTAAAAGTGATGTCTGCCGTTCAGGCACGTATTCACTACAGCATGAAGCAGGAGTTCAAACTCCTTAAAACTATTATCCGTGACTACACCCCGGAAGAGTATGCATATGAGCCGGTAGAGGGACCACCACGGGCTAAACAGTCAGACTACGACAATGTAGACGTAATTCCTGTAAGTGACCCCAATGCGGCAACCATGTCGCAGAAGGTTGTTCAGTATCAGGCGGTTATGCAGTTAGCCCAGCAGGCCCCTCAATTGTATGACCTCCCCTTCCTACATCGTCAGATGCTTGAGGTTCTTGGAATCAAGAACGCTTCTAAGTTAGTACCTACGGAGGACGACGAGAAGCCACGCGATCCAGTATCCGAGAACATGGACATCCTTACTGGCAAACCGGTCAAGGCGTTTATTTATCAGGATCACGAAGCACATATCGTTGTTCATATGTCTGCTATACAAGATCCAAATATTGCAAAGATGGTTGGTCAGTCACCAATGGCTAATCAGATGATGGGTGCGATGGCTGCGCACATTCAAGAACACGTGGCCTTCGAATATCGCCGTCAGTTGGAAGAACAACTTGGTGTGCCCT